ATCAGTTCCAACTGACTTATCAAGCATAACACTTGGACAGTACCAACGTTATATGAAGGTCATTGAAGAGAACGGAGACGATGCTGATGATTTCTTGGCGCTAAAGACTATTGAGATATTCTGTGATATATCCTTAAAGGATGTGCTTAACATTCCAGCTAAAGATGCTGACAAAGTATTAAGCATAATCAACAAGGCGTTTGAAGAGAAACCTAATCTAATACGCAGGTTTGACTTACTTGGCGTAGATATGGGATTTGAACCGCAGTTAGAGAATATTGCTCTTGGCGCATATATAGACGTTGAAGATAATATATCAGACTGGAGTAGAATGCACAAGGCGATGGCAGCGTTGTATCGACCTGTCAACTTCAAGCAGAAAGATAAATATACGGTAGCGCCCTATGAGCCAAGCGAAGAGGTGTCGAACCTTATGAGGGAAATGCCTCTTGATGTAGTAATGAGTGCTATGGTTTTTTTTTACGATTTAGGGAAGGAGTTGTTGAGAGCTATACCGAGTTATATACAGAAAAATCTGACGGAGGAACAAACTTATCAGCTCAAGCAAACTTTGGCTCAAAATGGGGTTGGTATCAATCAATCTATGCACTCTCTGGAGGAGATATTCTCAAATTCAACGAAGTTACCAACCTTCCGATATTCCAATGCCTCAACTTCCTGACGTTTGAAAAAGAAAAGAATGAACTAGAAGCTGCAATGATAAAGAAAGCATATAAACGATGAAAGAGTTTTACGACCTTATAGATAAATTATACGAAGAGCTAAATTCAAGTGAATTTGTAAGTACCGTTACTTTTGGTAACATTATGGATGTTGACTTGTCCAAGCAGAGTATATTTCCATTATCACACATAAACATTCAAGATGCTGTTTTTGGAGAGCATACAATCACATTCTCGATTCAGGTGATAGCAATGGACTTGGTTGACGAAAGTAAAGAAGATAGATTCGATAGCGATTCTACACCACATCAAGGATTAGATAATAAACACGATGTGCTAAACACGCAGCTTGCAGTAATAAACAGATTGCAGTCTAAATTAAGACGTGGAGACCTAAACGATGATAACTACGTTTTAGATACCGATGCAACTGCCACTATGTTTGAAGATAGATTTGAAAATCTAATGGCTGGTTGGGCGCTTTCCTTATCTATATCAATTCCTAATAACGTTGTAACTGTCTGCTAATGGAGATTAGATTCAAAAATACTGAAACATACGTTAAATCATTCGCAGAGACGAAACTGATTCAGTACTTTCTTGAATCGTATCAAGCATCAAGACAGAGGGTAGGTAAGATAAATGCGCCAGTAAAGTCAAGTGGAGAAGGTGGTGAGTCGTTAAACGTAAGGGTAGAGAACGGTGGTCTTGATATAAACCTATACGGTAACTCATACCTTAAGGGAGTAGATGAAGGCACAGAACCATTTAGTCCTAACGTGAACGCTATAAAGGATTGGATTAGACAGAAACCAGTAACGCTAAAGGATTTTAGTGGAAGGGCGATGCCAAGAACAGAATCCAACATAGCAAAGGTTGCATACAAGATTGGTGAGGCTATATCACTTCGTGGTATTGCGCCAGCAAGATACATTGGTGAAGTTGTAGAAAAAGCATTTGAAAACATAGTAGACGGTATGCTACCTCCACTAAAAGAAGATATAACAGATAAATTAGATGAAATACTAAAAAGTGTCGGCTACACAAAGAAAGGCGATACATACGTTTTTAAAGGGAAATAATGGCAAGAATAATAAACACAAGAAGTCCGTTTTACATAAAGGTTTATCACTCATCACTATTTGAGGCGGAACTTAAACTATACATATATGAGGGCGCAGGAGATTCAACTCCCGACCCTGAAGATTTAAAGTACACCATAGTTAAAGCGGAGTTAGAAGGTAACAATTACGTTGTATTTGAAATATCTGAACTTGTAAGAGACTATATCCAGATAAAGTACGATGGCGAATATGATAGTTATGTAGTTTTAGTAAATCCTATAATTACCGCTTTTGATGAAAACGGTAACACACTTTCTTCACCAACAGTAACGCCAAGTGATTATTATAACCAATTTATAGCAACAGATGGATATGGTTACTTTGAAGAAGGTATCAATCCAGACTTTGATGAAGGACTAATGATGTCTGAAGGTACTATATACAGAGTTAATGACAGAAGTGTGAATATTCCTGTTTACACAGGTAGTACAAATAGCGTAGCGTTTAGATTGAATGGCGAAACTGTATATTCTAAAAATGTTGTTTATACAGACCCTGCAAACCCCACAACATCTGAAGCAATCCAATACATAGCTTCTGATAGCAATTCAACAGCAGACAGCTACAAAGAAAGGGTATTAGAGGCTGGTGGTGTATTTGAATATAACAGATGCCTTGAAGCATTTGAAGATGTTGTTGATATGGGTGCTGTCGATGAGGTTTGGGTTAACTACACAAACGCCACAGAAACAAAAACGAAGATACTAAAAGTAAAAACATTCGATTGTTCAAAGTATGAGCCAATAAGAGTTACCTTTGTGAATAAATTTGGCGCACTACAAGACATTTACTTCACAAGAAGAAGCAATGAATCTTTGAATATAAAAAAGGAGGATTACAAGGCTTCTGTAATGGACTTTGCAAACTTCTCTTATGACACTTCAGAGCATCAAATGAGAACATTGAACTTAATAGGTAATGATAGCATAACACTAAATACAGACTACATAGATGAGTCTTCCAATGAACACATAAAACAGCTTATGTTATCAGAGCAAGTTTGGATGACAAGGCTTACAGACGAAGAGAAAATTGTACCGTTGAAGCTAAAAACACAATCGCTTCAGATGAAAAAAAGAGTAAACGACAAACTCGTTCAATACAGTATGGAGTTTGATGTTGCAGCAGATAAAATAAACAATATTCGATAATGAATAAAGTTGTACTTTATATAAAAGATGCCGATAACGTTTATCAGGCGGTAGACTTGTTTGAAGATGAAACTATCTCTGTAACGTCTAAAATACAGGATATACGAGATATAGCAAAAGTGTTTACTGACTTTTCTCAATCATTTACAATACCCGCCTCAAAGAAGAATAACAAGATATTTAGACATTTTTATAATTACTTTATATCAGAAGGTGCGTTTGATGCGAGAAAAAAGATTGAATCAAGGCTTGAGATAAATTATATCCCGTTTAGAGATGGTAAGGTATTTCTTAATAGTGTGAAGATGAAAAATAACAAGCCATTCGCTTACAACATAACATTCTTTGGTAATACAGTTACATTAAAGGACTTGCTTGGCGATGATGAATTAGAATCACTTACTTGGCTTGACAATTTTGAATACGAATACAACAACACGCAAACAAAGACAAGGTTTACAAGTAATTTAAATTCAACAGTAAATAGCGTTATTAAATATGACCCAATTATCGTACCGCTTATAACGCATACAAAGAGACTTTTCTTTGATTCATCTAACAATAGTCAACATACATTATCTGGAGATGTTCATTATGAATCTGGAGGAGGAACGCACATGAGAGGCGTTAAATATGAAGATGTGAAACCAGCTATAAGACTTATCTATATAATAGAGGCGATAGAAGAAAAATATGGTATAGAATTTACAAGAGACTTCTTTGGTGCAGAGGCGTTTTCTGGTGATGGCACAACCTCAAATAGAGGTCTATATATGTGGTTAAGCAGGGAAAAAGGTGGTATTGGTGCAGGAGAAGCTACTGAATATGTGTTAAAGAATTTCACTCATTCTTCTGGCGATACTCTTGCTGATTTTAATACACTTAATATAACGCCAAGTATAGAAGATTCTGGTGCAGATACGGATTCTGTATTTAAAATAGAAGAATGGGTAGTTGGTACTGGTACAGCAGCGATAGATTATAGAGTTCAATTTGACTTAACAATAACAACAGGTTCAGCACTTCTTTATGATGTAAAAGTTATAAATACTTTAGATAATAATGCAATTATTGCTGAATTTAACGCACAATCTGGAACGCAAACTTTTTCTTTCGGTAGGAACTTCTCTACTTATAGCGGAACTATATCTGGAATGAAAATGATTGTAAATGCCGATTCTGCATTTTCGGCAACCACCTCATTAAGAGTTAGACAAATAAGAGATAGAGCAAAAGGTGCTGACACTACTATTGCCGATGGATATTATATTTCGGACAATGTAGCGACAGTATCTACAATACGACCAACAGAAAGAATACCCAAGTTAAAGATATACGATTTCCTTACAGGCATATTTAAGATGTTTAATCTAACAGCTTATTATATTGATGATAGAGGAGATGCTGATTATGGTAAAATAAAGGTATTGCCTCTTGATGATTACTATGACGATAATCCATCTATATTCGACATAACAAAATATACGGATTCAACGGAGACAGACATAGATGCGACAATTCCATATAGCGAAATTGAATTTAAATATAAAGAACCAAAGACGCTACTAATGCTTCAGCATAAAGAGGCATTTAACGAAACATTTGGTAATTCAGAATATAAGCCATTAGATGTTGATAGGGGTAAGCCGTATAAGATTGAAACGCCTTTTGAACATCTAAAATTCGAGAGACTGTTTGATGATGATGACCCAACAGATATGACTGATATATTGTGGGGATATTCAGCAGGAGACAACTTTAAGCCAGATGCCGATGCAGACCCACCAACAGGAGATTACGATTCTGTTTTAACCGCACCACTACTTTTTTATGGCATTAGAATTACAGGTCTTGTTACTGACAAGCAAATTAGTTGGTTAGATAATGGAACTCACTCTGCGGTAACAACATATTGGAGACCATCAAATACTGTTGAGAACGGAACATCTTCCGTAGCACCTGATTTTACAATAAACTTTGATAATGAAATAGACGAGTGGAATCTTCAGGATTTTAGCGGAGATACAAACTCATTGTTTAAGAAGTTCTATCAAACATATATAGAAGATGTGTTTAATCCAAAGAAAAGGATATTCAAACTAACAGCACATTTGCCAAGTAGTATATTACTTAATTATAGATTAAACGACAGATTTCAGATTGGAGACAAAGTGTTTACTATAAACTCAATAGATACAAACCTGAAAACAGGCGAATCTAAATTAGAATTATTGAACGTATTATGATAAAGCAGATTATAGATTTATTGCAAGTATCTGATTGGTATGGCGTATCTCATAACGTAGACATCGCCAAAGGAATATATAAAGGATGCTCTAGTTGGGATGAAGCAAAGAGACAAGTGAAACGAGTGAAAGAATCTAAAGCATACAAGAATGGCTGAACAAAAGATACTCATATCTATAAACATTAACGACAAGCAAGCTAAAAAGGGTGCTGACGGAGTCGCTAAATCTTTGAGTAAGGTAGAAAAAGCGCAAGAGGCTCTTAACTTTGAATTAAGTGCTGCTGGTAAAGAATATGCAAGATTAAAGGCAGCCACAGATGACCAGAGATTAGCTAATAATCTAGCAGCAAAATCTGCTGTTAATATGGCTAAAGGTCTAAAGCAGGGAAGAACACAATCTGGTCTTAACAACGCAATCTTACTTGAAACAGGTCGTTTAGCTTCTGATGCAAGTTTTGGTTTTACAGCAATAGCAAACAACTTATCACAGGTTGTAACATTATTTAGTTCATTCGTAAAAACACAAGGAAGTGTAGCTGCATCTTTTAGAGAGCTAGGTAAATCTATTATGGGTACTGGAGGAATCCTTATCGGGGTTCAGCTTTTAATTTCATTTGGTCCAAAATTGCTTGATATGTTTATGCGTATGATGGGCGAAACAATGAAGTTATCAGAAGTATTTAAAGATGCTTCAAAGGAAGTTGAGGGAACTGCTGGTAAATTTGAAACATACACTAAAACACTTCAGGACAGTAGTAAATCTCAAGAAGAGCAAAACGATGCTATAAAAGCTCTTAACAAGGAATTTCCAGATTACATAAAACAACTTAAAGATGCAGACCTAACTCTTAAAGACGTTGCTGCTGGAACAAAAGAAGCAAAGGAACAAAACGATATATATAGAGAATCAATCGTTAAACTTGCTATGGCAAGAGCAGCACAGAATAAGATTGATGAAGAAGCCGCTAAACAAGTACAAGCCGAAACAGACCTTCGTATAAAGGCAAGAGAAAAAGGGGTTAGTCCAGAGCAATTACAAGCTATCGAAGAAAAATACGAACTTTTCCTTCAGAAAAAGAGTGAAGCTGGTAAAGGTAGGAGTAGGTTAAGAGAGGAAATGTTTAACGGTGAAGAAAGAAATATTTTATCTCTAATAAAAGCTCGTGATAAAGAAGTTAAGGCTGCTCAAAAAAACATAGATACGCTTATTGAGTTTACCGACATTGAAAACAATGAGCGTAAAAAGGGAGGTAGAGCTAGAGAAAGAGACTTTAAACAACAATTACTTGATTTAAGCAAACTTGAAGAGAGCTATCGTCAGCAGTCATTAGACCAAACCTTGCTTACTGAAGATGAGAAGATAAATCTACAAGAGAAGTTTGCTAAAGCTGAACTTGGTATAAGACTTCAGCAGTTTAAAGACAGACAGAAATTAAGATTGGATGAGTTTAAAGAATCTAAAGCAAGTGCTGATGAAAAGCTACAAGCTGAAAAAGATTATAACGAATCTATTGAGTTAGCCGAGCAGGAACACAATGACGTAATGATTCAGCTTCAAGAGTCATTTGAAACCAAGAGAAGTAAATTAGATAGGAAAAGAGCGGAAAGAAACGCTCAAGAAGTTCAAAAGGCTAGAGATATTCAAAGACAGGTTGAAGAACAGGCTTTGCAAGATTTAAGAACATTTGATGAAGAGGCAAATACGTTGTTCTTTGAGGCTAACGCTAATTTTATACAAAGATTACTTGATAGACAGATTGCTATAATTGATAGCGAGCATTCAACAGCAGACCAAATTGCAACAGCAAGAAAAGAGCAGTTTGATTTATTAGCACAATTAAGACAAAATGATTTAGACCAAGAGATTGCTGTTATTGAAGCTAAAAAAGCTGTTAATTTAGAATATACTGGTTTTGCTCAATCAATAGGAAGCACATTGAGTAATTTGGCTGGTGAGAATGAGGCGTTAGCAAAAGCCGCATTGGTTATTGAAAAGGGTGCTGCAATAGCTAAAGTAATAATAACAGCGCAAACATCGATAGCAGCAAAAACCGCATCAGCAAATGCAATACCAGCATTTCTACCGCCATTCGGTGCTATTAACCCAGCATACATACCCGCTCAAGTAGAAGCTAAAAAGAGTAATTTAAGAACAAAGATTGGCGCTGCTCTTTCTATCGCTAACATACTGTCTACAATGATTGGTAAGAAGGGTGGTGCAAAAGATACCTCTGGTGGAGGTGCAGGAGGCGGAACAACTATTGAAGCACCAGACTTTAATGTAGTAGGCGCATCTCAAGTGTCTCAATTAGCCGAGACCGTTGCAGGACAACAAGCGAAACCAGTAAAAGCATTTGTAGTGGGTAAAGACATTTCAACACAACAAGAATTAGATAGAAATATAACAAACACCGCATCATTCGGTTAATTCAATAGTATGAAAGTAATAGAATTATTTATAGACGAAGAGGGAGAATTGTCAGGCATTGATGCTATATCAATAGTCGAGCAACCTGCAATAGAAGAAAACTTTGTTGCCTTAAAGGATGAACTTAAAATAGAGTTAGCTGATGTTGATAAGGATAAGCGTATTCTTATGGGCGCTGCTCTAATACCTAATAAAAAGATATACAGAAAAAGTAGAGAAGATGAGTATTATATATACTTCTCTGAAGATACTGTGCGTAGAGCATCTGAACTATTCTTAATGAAGGGGAATCAGAATAAATCTACTTTAGAGCATCAGGCGCAACTATCAGGTCTATCTGTTGTAGAATCTTGGATTGTAGAGGATGATACACATGATAAATCTCGTAAGTATGGGCTTAATATGCCTGTCGGTACTTGGATGGTCTCTATGAAGGTTAATAACGAAGAGGTTTGGCAGGACTACGTTAAGACAGGTAAGGTAAAAGGGTTCTCAATAGAGGGCTACTTCACCGATAAGGTAGAAATGTCTATGGTAGAAGAAAATGATGCTGCTGAAGTATTATTAGAGATTGCTGATAGCATTGAAGCTGGAAAGCTAAATCTAAAAACATACGGAGATTACGGAAGTGGTGTTAGAAATAACGCCAAGAGAGGAATTGAGCTAAACAAAAAGGTAAATAACCGTTGCGCCACCTCTGTGGGGAAAATAAGAGCGCAGCAGTTGAGTAGAGGAGAAAAATTGAGTTTATCCACAATTAAGAGGATGTATTCATATCTTTCAAGGGCAGCCGAATACTATGACCCAAGTGATTCAAAGGCTTGTGGCACTATCTCATATTTATTGTGGGGAGGTAAGGCTGGACTTGCTTGGAGTAGAGGTAAACTAAAAGAATTAGGTGAAATTGAATTAGCTGAATATGATGACAAAGGAAGAATTAAACGAAGCAAGAAAGCACCAGATTCCGATACTCCAAATCCTAATCCAAAACGAGGAAGCAAACGCAATCCAAAGGGTGCTGCTGGGAAGTCAAGGGGAGTTACTGTACCCGACAGAGTGTTAAAGTCGCTTCAGAAGAAAGCAGATGACTTTAATGAGAAATACAAAGCTAAAAAAGGATATGGAACTACTGTTGGGCAACTGAAGTCTGTATATCAGCGTGGTGTTGGCGCATTTCAAACATCTCACAGTCCTGCTGTAAAGTCAGCCGAGCAATGGGGTCAAGCTAGAGTGAACGCCTATATATATCTTTTAAAGAACGGTAGACCGCAAAATGCTAAATACACTACCGATTATGATTTACTACCAAAGAAACACCCTAAATCAAGTAAGAAATGAAAAGTAAAGAAACAGTAGGACAGCAAGTACCAACAAACTCAAAGAGAGGTTGCTTGTGTAAAAACGGAAAGACATACTCAAGAAAATGCTGTGATGGCACTTTAAGAGGGCAAGGTATTGGTAAAATACGTGCTTAAAAATCTAACAGTATGTTTAATACTTGTTATTTATCTATAACTATAACTGTTAATTAACATAATATGGAGAGTAAAGCTACAAACATTTTGAATGATATTATGCAAAAACTCTCTGCTATTAGTGAGCCAGAAACGAAAGAGGTTGAGAACATCGAAGTTGCAGCCGAAGAAGTTACTGAAACTCCAGAAGTAGAGGAAGTTGCATTATCTGAAGATTCTGTTGAGGAAGTTGCTACTGAAGAAGTAGAGGCTGCTCTTGATGCTGAATCAACTGAAGAAGTTGAGTTAGCTGAAGAATCCGAAGAAGAAGCTACTGAATTGGAAGAAGAAGTTTCCGAAGAAGTAGAACTAATGGAAGGTTATGTGAAGGAAGAGGATTTCAACTCTAAAATCGCAGAACTCGAAGATATGATTAAGTCTATCAAAGAAGATATGATGGTTGAGTACAGTAAGGTTGAGCAAGAAAAGGCTGAACTTTCATCTCAAGTAGAGAAGCTATCTGCTGAACCAGCAGCCGAGCCAATCGCACACGCACCATCAGAAAAAACTGAACAAAAAGAGGTGGTTAAATTCGGTCAGAATCGCCCTGCTAGTACACTTGACCGAGTATTTTCAAAACTAATATAATATAAAAATGAGTAATCAAAAAGTAAATCTATACGCTGGTAATGGTTCTGTTGATACCATCACCTCTACTTACGCTGGAGAGTTTGCAGGAAAATACATTTCTGCTGCCCTCTTGACAGGTAAAACATTAGCTGAAGGTGCAATCACCATCAAACCTAATGTAAAATATAAAGAAGTCGTAAAGAAAGTTGCTTCAACTAACTTTATCGCTGATGCTTCTTGTGATTTTTCTGCTACTGCTGATGCGCTTACACTTACAGAGCGTATTCTTCAGCCAGAAGAATTCCAAGTTAACCTAGAGCTTTGTAAAAAAGACTTTAGAGCAGACTGGGAAGCTGTACAAATGGGATATTCTGCATTTGACAAACTACCTGCATCTTTCTCTGACTTTATTCTAGGACACGTTTCTGCTAAAGTTGCTGAAAAGACAGAGCAAAACATCTGGGGTGGTGTAAACGCCAACGCTGGTGAATTTGACGGTATTACAGTTCTTGCTGCTGCTGATGGAGACGTAAACGATGCTGCTAATGGCTCTGAAACATCTTTCAGTTCTTCTAACATCGCAACACTTCTTGGAAATGTAGTTGATGCTATTCCTTCTGCTGTTTATGGTAAAGAAGATTTAACTATCTACGTTCCAACTGTTGCATTGCAATCTTATGTTCGTTCATTAGGTGGTTTTGCCACAGGCGGACAAGGTGCTGCTGGTGTTAACGCACAAGGAAGTCAATGGTACAATCAAGGGAATGCACTTTCTTTTGAAGGTATTAAAATCCAACATGCACCAGGAATGCCATCTGACCACATCGTTGCTGGTGAGGCTTCTAACATCTTCTTCGGTACAGGTCTATTAAGCGACCACAACGAAGTAAAAGTAATCGACATGGCTGACATTGATGGAAGCCAGAATGTACGTATCATCATGCGATATACAGCAGGTGTACAATACGGTATCGGTTCTGACTTGACGTTACTGACGTTAGCATAATAATTGTTTAATCGAAAGGGGTGGCTAATCCTACCCCTTTTACTAAAAAAGTAAAACTATGGCTTGTGATTTAACTGGCGGAAGATTAAGACCTTGTAAGGATGCTGTCGGTGGTATTAAGAAACTACACTTTGTAGATTTCGGTGATTTAGGAACTTTAACCTATGGTTCTAGTGATGAGATTACTGATATGACTGGTACTTTCGATTATCATACTTATGATGTTAAAGGTAATTCTTCGCTTGAAACAAACATTACATCTTCTATGGAGAATGGAACAACATTCTTTGAGCAGGTGTTAAGCGTTACATTGTTTAAGCTAACTAAAGAGGACAATAAAGAATTGAAGTTAATGGCGTATGGTAGACCACACGTTGTTGTACAAACATTTGATGACAAGTTCTTGTTGGTTGGCGCTGACAATGGTTCTGACGTAACTGGCGGTACTGCTGTAACTGGTACTGCAATGGGAGACCTAAATGGCTACACACTAACTTTAACTGCTAATGAAATCCGTATGCCATCTTTCGTAGATGGAGGTACTGATGCAGACCCATTTGCAGGTATGACAAGTGCTACTGCTACTGAATCTACTCAAAGAGACCCTTCATAAATTTAATAGGGTTGTGAATCTAAAAGGGGTTGCTTATGCGACCCTTTTTTTGTATCTTTGAAACAAATAACAATTTGATTGTTACTTTGATATGCACATATTACAAGCGATAGACTCGGTACAGACTATAAAGATTAAGCCAAGAAAAACGGTTTTATCTGGTAGCTGTATTGTTGAGATGACTAACAAATCAGAAAGAAGGACATTTGAATATACTGTCTCTCATAGTTACGACTCATCAACAAATATAACCACGTTGAGTTTTGCATTTCCTAATCTTATATCTGAATCATATTACAGTATTGTAGTTAAAGATAATGATGGGGATATTTACAGGGGAATGGCTTATGTAACAGACCAAACTGATTTTGATAAATACGAGGTTGGTAAAGGAGATTACATAGTTGAACAAACATTTGATAATGACTTTATTGTAATAGGAGATGAGAGTGGTGGAGTAACGCCATCACCAAGCGATGTTACATTGTGTTACGATACTTCAGCTATGGATGCGTTAACATCAGCATTTAAGATATGTGATTTATACTGCGTTACAATAGACGAGGTTAGTTACGATGATTGGTATTTACCATCAAAAGAAGAAGCTGAAGAGTTATATAGATATCTAGGGCTTCTTAATCAAGTTGCTGTACAATACGGATATGACCCATATTATGTTCCAGAGGTGGTATCAACGCCATCTGGACCAAGTCAAACAAATTTATATTATTGGACATCAACAGAAAGAGTTGAATCACCAAGCAGAGCTTATGTTTATCAGAGATGGTTTTATAATCCACCAATATCAAATTTAACAAAGGACATTCCAGAGAATTGCTACTTATCTGAAGTAAATTGTAATGGTGCTTATTACAACACTAAA